TGGTGTATATAATGTGATCCCTTACAATGCATTCCATATTGAAAGACAAGACGGATATGATAAAGACCACCCAAATTCAGTCCGTTTCCGCTTTGATCCTGATGGTATTGCATCCCCATCTAATTATGGTTATTATAATGTACCTAATTCAGGCAATCAAGCAAATTCTATTTTCTTTGACAACTATGAAATGGCTCACTTCCGTTTATTAACGGATACTAACTTTTTACCTTATGGTAGATCATATTTAGAGCCTGCTCGTAAGCTGTTTAAACAATATACCATGATGGAAGATGCGATGTTAATTCACCGTATCGTTCGCGCACCCGAAAAACGTATATTTTATATTAATGTTGGAAATATTGCACCTGCTGAGGTAGAAAACTTTATGCAAAAGACAATCTCCAAAATGAAACGTACTCCATATATTGATCAACAAACTGGTGATTATAACTTGAAGTACAACATGCAAAACTTACTTGAAGATTTCTACATCCCAGTACGTGGAAATGATCAAGCAACTAAAATTGACAATTTAGCCGGTTTGCAATGGCAAGGTATTGAAGACGTTACCTATTTACGTGATAAATTATTTGCTGCCCTTAAGGTTCCTAAAGCGTTTATGGGTTATGAAAAAGATTTAACAGGTAAAGCTACGTTAGCCGCTGAAGATATTCGTTTTGCGCGCACTATTGAGCGTATTCAACGTATTGTAGTATCTGAATTGACTAAAATTGCTTTAGTTCACTTATATTCTCAAGGATATCGTGACGAAAGTATGACAAACTTTGAATTATCATTAACTACACCTTCAATCATTTACGATCAAGAACGTATAGCGCTAATGAAAGAAAAAGTTGATTTGGCAGCTCAAATGATGGAAAATAAATTATTACCAACTGACTGGATCTATGAAAATCTATTCCACTTGAGCGAAGATCAATATGATGAATATAGAGATTTAATGCTTCAAGATGCTAAACGTAAGTTCCGTATTGCTCAAATTGAAAACGAAGGTAATGATCCATTAGAAACAGGAAAATCATATGGTACACCACACGATTTAGCTTCTCTATACGGTAGAGGCAGATATGAAGCAACTAACGTACCTTTAGGATATGATGAAGATGAGGATTTAGGTCGCCCTGAAGAAAAAGTAACTAATAAAAATACCCAAGATAATGCATTTGGAAAAGATAGAATTGGTTCAGACGGTATTAAAAAAGATGGAGATGAATCAAGTTCCATTAAACCCCAATATAAAGGTGGTAGTCCATTAGCACTTGAAACTAAAGGAAAACCAAACCCAAATAAGAGAATGTTTAACGATATCAAAAACCAACATAAACAAATGATTTTTGAATCAGACATTAAGGGGAATTCATTATTAGATGAATCTCAAATACGAGAGTAAGAAAATTTCATATATTTATAAATAAACAAATATTACAGAATGCAAGTTAAACATTCAAAGTATAAAAACACGGGCATCCTCTTTGAACTTTTAGTTCGACAGATTACTACCGATACATTAGATGGTAAGGATTCCCCGGCAAAAAATATACTAAAAAAACATTTCGTTAAATCGGAATTGGGTCGTGAGTACAAGTTATATGAAACTTTGTTGAAAAAAACTTCATTAACTGAAGGTAAAGCAAACGTAGTAGTTAGTACTTTAATTGATTCTTCTAAAACATTAAATAGAGGAGCTATCAAACGTCAAAAATATAACTTGATTAGTGAAATTCAAAAACACTATGATTTAAACGAATTCTTTAATCACAAGTTACCAAATTATAAAGTATTTGCTGCGTTTTATACATTAGTAGAAATGGCAAATGCTTCTCACAATACTGATCCTGAACAGGCTATCAATAATAAGGTAACTATTTTAGAGCATTTAACAGCTGCTCAAGTTAAAGTAGGTAAAGTTCGTGATGAAGTATTAGAAGAACTTCAAAATGCCGATAAAGATGTTCGTTTATTAGCATATAAAATGATATTGGAAAATTTCAATACAAAATATGACGAATTACACCCACGTCAAAAAGAAATTCTTAAAGAATTTATCACGTCTGTAGATAATACATCTCGTTTAAAAGATTTCTATACAACCAAAGTTGTAGAAATTAAAGAAGAATTAGCCAAATTGAACTCTAAAACCAAAAACGAAGCAACCAAAATCAAAATCAACGAAATCATTAATATCATCCAGGTGCCAGCTAAAAATGCTAAAATCAATGATAATGATTTAGTTGACTTGTTACAGTATTACGATTTAATCAATGAATTAGAAACTGTAAATGGATAAACTTAAAAACATAATTCGCAAAAAGCTTAAAGAAATGAACGCTACTAATTCTGGTGGTGCTACTGCTATTGCGGGTGATGGTATAGGAATAGCTCCTAAATACGCCTTTAAAAAAACAAAAAATCTTAAAGAAGGACCTGGAGCTACTTTAGGTATGGGTCCAAAAGCAGGACCTAAAGGTGTTAAAGACAATGCTTACGTAAAACAGTTTAAATATAAACTAGTACCTAAAAAAATTAAGGGATCCGGTTTAGAAGTTAAACAACTTTTTGAAGATGAAAAAACGGATGTTGAAAAATTTCAAGAAGAAAGAATTAATGAATTTGATCAAATCCAAGATGAATTAAATATTCTTATTTCTAACGCTAAAAATCAAACTATTGAATATTACCAAGCCAACCCAGGTAAATTTAGTATTTATAAACCAACATCAATGGCTTTAGAATATATAAAAAAAGCACAAAAACTATTAAGCAAATAAAATGAAAAAGACATTACAAGATCAGTATTTGTTAATCAAAGAAGGTAAAGGACACGTTGGTGTTTTCCTTACAGAGGCAAAACGTCAATTTCCAAATATCGTACGCAATGCTGCTACGCTTAATGAAGCAGTAGCATCACTTAAATCCAAAAACATTATCTCTGAAAATATATTTTCGGTAATGCCCGCGATTATGGATCGTCCTAAAAAAGAATCCTACGAAACTGCATTTGAAAACTTTTTAGCTGAAGCTAGAAAAGAAAACGAAGACGAGAAAGTTAAAGCAGAAGAGAAAAAAGTTTCTAAACCTGTTGAAGAAGATCTTTCCCATAATTTTGATTATTCAGATGAAAAAAATCCTGATAACTTGATTTTTGATCAAATTATGATGGGTTACTATGCTGAATTGAAAGATCCTAAAAACGCTGACAAAACAATGCAGCAATTAAAGGATATTGTATTTAAAAACTTGCAAAAAGATCCAATTTACTATACAAAAGATGGTCAATTTGGTGTAAAAGATTTAGGATACACAACAGAAGCACCTGGTTTAGGTGAACCTAAAGAACCAAAAGGTAAATACAAATCTTCTGGTTACGGTGATTTAAATGAAGGATTATTTTCTTCTAAACCTTTAGGGGAGGTTAAAGGAGCTAAAAAAGATATTAAAAAAGCTATTATAACATTCTTAAAAAAGAATACTAATCTTAAATCAATTGAAGGACTTACTGATAAAGACTTATTAAAAGCTCTTGAAGGATTTGCTCGTCATGGAAAATCTGAAACTGCTTCAAATGCTAATAAAATAGCACATGATCTTTATAAAACAGCTAAACCATTATTTGAAACAGATGAACCAGTAGACCCACTTGAAGGACTTGACGATAAGCTTATAAGTGGCTTAAGGGACGAAGGTGTTAGTATTAGTGTAATTCGTTCTATCGCTAAACTCGGAGGCAACGAAGGACTAAAAAAAGAACTTGATGATAGAAAAGGTGGTAATAAAGGTAAAGTAAACGATGTTCGTAACATGAGTTGGACAAAAGGCTTTACTGAAGAAGAACAAATATTACGCGAAGTAATTCGTGAAATGATTAATGCTGAATTAGAAGAAGCATATCAACTAGTAAACATTAATCCTGTAAAAGAAGATTTACGTGAAAGTGTAGAAAAAGATTTAGCTGATATCAACAAAGAAGCAGAACATGAAGTACTTCAAGCTAAATTAGATAAAATTGACGATTTAATCGATCATAGACGTTCAAAACTTGGTAAACTTGATGAAGATGAGGATATGAAAGCCTTAACTGACAAGAAAAAAGTAAAAGAACTTGAAAAAGACATTAAAAAACTAGAAATTGCTCGTAAAAAAATCGAGAAAATGATGTCAAAGTTTAAAGGCAAAAAAAAAGAAGTAATTGACGAAATGGAAGATGATGTCGATATTGCTCCTGAATATATTGAAGATGCAGATCAACGTCAAGATGCTGGCCAAAAAATAGACTCTATTGTTAGTACATATACTAATATGCCTTCTGACGAAAGTAATGATTTAGAAAACTATTTAGAAGATAGAGAAGACAATTACTAAGATGAGTAAGCAACTCTTAATAGAAACCAGACACTTTGATCCAAAACCAGTAAAATTGGTTGAAGGTATGAACAAAAGCGGTAACGTTTTTGTTGAAGGGATATTGGCTACTGTAGAAGTAAAAAATGGTAATGGTCGCTATTATAAACGTGAATTGTGGGAACGTGAAATTGATAATTTCATGAAAAAAATTCAAATGAAATCCACAGAAACATGTGGTGAATTAGACCACCCCGATTCGCAAGTAATCAACCTTAAAAATGCATCACATGCTATTCGTGAAGTATGGTGGAGAGGAGATGAAATTTATGGAAAAATAGAAATATTTTCCGACCCAGGTGATTTAGGAACTACCTCAGGACGTATTGCTGGAGCATTAGTTAAAAATGGTTTAATTATTGGTGTTTCTTCTCGAGGAATGGGTTCATTAAAACAAATGGGTGAGATAATGGAAGTACAAGACGACTTTGAATTACTTACTTGGGATTTAGTATCTAATCCATCTAACCCAGATTCATGGATGAAAAACGGTGCATTAAACGAATCAAGAACAACATATTTAAACGAATATGCTCGCACGAATTCAATTATTACCGAAATTTTATGTGCTAAAGGCACGTGTCCTATATTATAAATTTTGCAAACCGGTGAAAAAAATGACCCTCTTTTAGAGGGCTTTTTTTATCCTTGCGACTTTAATGATGTAGCGATATACATATAATACGAATATGCCACCCCCCTCATATCTTATGTGGCATCGATATAAAAAAATCTATTACGTTTCTCAATAAACGTACTTTCCCAACAACTTAATTTAGGAAAAATGGCAACAAACAGAGATTTGCTTAAAGAAGCAATCGCAGATGCTAAAGCTGTTAAAGAAACTGCTATCGCAAATGCAAAAGCTGCTCTAGAAGAAGCCTTCGCACCTCAAGTTCACGCAATGTTTGCCGCAAAACTTCAAGAAATGGAATTAGAAGAAGATCTTGAAGAAATGTACGGTGAATCTGAAGACAAAAAATCCAAAATGGAAGAAGAAACTTCTAAGCCCCATGGAAACATCGGAGCTAAAACCCCAGAAGGAGAACCTTTAGGATTTCTTGAAGAAGAAACAATGGAAGAAATTGATTTGGAAGAGCTTTTACGCGAGCTAGAATTAGAAGAAGAGGAAACAGTAGAAGGCCTTTACGAAGCTGAAGAAGAAGAAGAAGACATGGAAATGTCTGATGAAGAATCAGAAGAAGGTGAAGATGAAGGTGAACCACTTGACCTCGAAGACATGACAGATGAAGATCTTAAAGACATCATTGAAGATGTAATTAAAGATATGATCGCGTCAGGTGAACTCGAAGCTGGTCACGAAGGTGAAGGCGAAGAGGAAGAAGAAGTAGAAGATGAAGATGAGGAAGAAATCGACTTAGCAGAACTTTTAAGAGAAATCGAAGAGATGGAAGACCTTGAAGAAGGTGATGATACAATTGATGAACTTTTTGGAATTAAACCAGGTGCAGTACGCCGTTTAGAAAAACAATTCCCAGAAATTGCAGCTAAACTTATGAACGCTACATCAGATGAAGAAAAAAATAAAATCTTCAATGATGAATTACGTGCTGAAGGTCCATTTAGAAAATCTTATGATGACAATTTCCAGGCTCATCGTGCTGATGTTAGAACTTTAGCAGATTTTTTCAAAGTAAAATCTCTTACTAAAACTGGAACAGGTGATCTTGGATTTATTCAAACTGAAGCTATGAAAGATGAATTAGATGAAGCTCTTTCAACTATCGAAGCTCTTAAGTCTGAATTGAACGAAATCAACTTATTGAACGCTAAACTTCTTTACACAAACAAAATCTTCAAATCTAAAAATTTGAACGAAAACCAAAAAGTGAAAGTGTTAAGTTCGTTTGACAAAGCAACTACAGTAGGTGAAGTAAAAATGGTATTTGAAACTTTAAACGAGGGTATCAAAGTTAAAAAAGAAACCATTAAAGAAAACCTAGGTAGAGCTTCTAAAGCAACAATTACACCAGTAGCTAAACAACCAATCGTAGAGTCAAACGATGCATTCTTACGTATGCAAAAATTGGCAGGAATTATTTAATTTTTAAACAAAAAACAAAAACAGAAAATGTCAAACATTAATTCTCTTTTAGAAAGTGCAGCATCTGGATGGAAAAACATGCAGAGTGATGCAGCTCGTATGGCTTCAAAATGGGGCAAAACGGGATTATTAGAAGGATTAGGAAGTGAAGTTGAGAAAAACAACATGGCTTTAATCCTCGAAAACCAAGCAAAACAACTTGTTATTGAGCAATCTTCTACAAACGTAGGTGGTGCTAACTTTGTTGCAGGACAAGGTGAGCAGTGGGCTGGTGTAGCTCTTCCATTGGTACGTAAAGTATTCGGTTCTTTATCATCTAAAGAATTCGTTTCTGTACAACCAATGAACTTGCCTTCTGGTCTTGTATTCTTCTTAGATTTCCAATATGGTGCTTCTAGCAAAGCTGCTCCAACCGGCCCATTCGGACCTGGGGGTGACACTTATGGTGCTACTTCATCTTTGTATGGTGATACTAATCCTGCTAACGGTGCAGACCCTACTAATGGTTTGTATGGTGCAGGTCGTTTTGCCTACTCAATCAACCAATTCTCAGCTTCAGTAGCTACAACTCGTACAGTTGCGGTTTGGTCTGATGTTGATTATAACTCAGATTTGTCTGCTTCTATTGCAGCAGGTGATTATTCAAAAGTTACTGTTACTGTTGGTACTAGTACTAATGCTGTACGCCCTGACTTTAAAGGTGTTAGAGCATTTGTATTAGCTTCAGGATCTGCTACTACTCCATCATCTGTAGTATATAGTAATTTATTGCCTCAATACACTTCTACAAATGGATCTTCAACAGTTTCATTTATCTTTTCAGGATCTGCAACTGGTGCAGGTGGTGGAATCCCAGGTACTGGTTCAGCAACTACTAACAACCAATTATTCTATAACCTTCAACCAATTGACAATAATAGAGGTGATTTTGAAGATAATAGTGGTGCTGGATATGCTAACGCTGAATCTACATCAGCTGATGCATTAGCTATTCCACAGATTAACATTCAAATGAAATCTGAAGCTATTGTTGCTAAAACAAGAAAATTGAAAGCACAATGGACACCAGAATTTGCTCAAGATTTAAACGCATACCAATCTTTGGATGCTGAAGCTGAATTGACTTCAATCATGAGCGAGTACATTGCATTGGAAATTGACCTCGAAGTAATCGATATGTTAATCCAAGATGCTTCTGCTGCAGATGAATATTGGTATGCTCAATCTAACCGTGTATTAAATGCTAGTAAAACTGGTTATGATGATGCTAATTTTTATAATACACAAGGTCAGTGGTTCCAAACTTTAGGTACTAAAATGCAAAAAGTTTCTAACAAAATTCACCAAAAGACATTACGTGGTGGTGCAAACTTCCTTGTAACTTCTCCAACTGTAGCAACTATCCTCGAATCAATCCCAGGATTTGCTTCTAGCTCTGATGGTGATGCAACTAAAGCTAGCTATGCATTTGGTATCCAAAAAGCAGGTCAAATGAACAATCGTTACACAGTTTACAAAAACCCTTATATGACTGAAAACTTAATATTGATGGGTTATAGAGGATCTCAATTCCTTGAAACTGGTGCGGTATTTGCTCCATATGTACCTCTAATCATGACTCCATTAGTGTACGATCCAGATACATTTACTCCACGTAAAGGTCTCTTAACTCGTTACGCTAAGAAAATGATCCGTCCTGAATTCTTTGGTCGTATCTTTGTTAATGATTTGAACACTCTATAAGAGTAACGGTCAACCGAAAATAAAGAGCCTCGCTAAAAGCGGGGCTTTTTTGTTTTTCTAATATTTATTAACAAATATAGTTATATGACAGATTTTAATAGAACCCCTGAAGCGCAAGAGGTGTTTAAAGCAAAACGCAAACCAAAAGGTCCTATCAAATTCAATATTTCATTGAATGAAGAACAAAAGTCCGCTAAATTTAAAATTTTACACAATACAGTTACCATATTACGTGGTAAAGCGGGTTCTGGTAAATCTTTATTAGCTGCTAATGTTGCTCTCGATTTGTTATTTAGTAGGGAAATTGAAAAAATCATTATTACTCGACCAACTGTAGTAGCAGGACAAGACATTGGATTCCTTCCAGGTGATGTAAACGAAAAACTTGCCCCATTTACAGCCCCAGTGTACGAAAACATGCACCGTTTATACAATAAAGAAAAAATTGAAAAATGTATACAAGACGGTGAAATTGAAATTGTACCTGTATCATTTATGCGAGGTAGAAACTTTACAGATTGTTTAGTTGTAGTGGACGAAGCACAAAACTTAACAGATAACCAAACCGAATTATTACTTACTCGTATCTGTTCAGGCAGTAAAATGATATTTTGTGGTGATGCTGCCCAAGTTGACTTACGAGATAAAAAATCTTCTGGTTTTGACGTTGTATGCAAACATATGAAAGAAGTACCTGGATTTAATGTAATTACACTAGAAAAAAATCATAGACACCCAATAGTAGACGATATTTTAGAAGTATACAAATCTTTTAGAGGATAGCCATATTTATAAATAAAAGATAAATGGCTAATTTATATGTAACCATTACGGAAGAAATCACTCTTCCTAATACTACTACAGAAAAAACAAACGTATTTAAATCTATATCGGGAATCAATCAAATTGTTCGACGTGTAGATACCATTGCTACTACTTTTAGTGGCTCTGGTATTGAAATTTTACGTTTTTGTGACAGTGAAGAAGAACAAACAGGTGGAGCTTTTGTAAAATCTCAAACCCAATATGTTAGAATTACCAATTTATCTACACAATATAATACTTTAATATATTTAATTGCTAATGATGGTACTGAAAGTGCCTTATTTAGTTTAGATCCTGGAAAAACTTTAATGTTAGGAGATGCTGATATCAACACTCCTTCATATGATGACTATGTAGTAGATGGATATGTAGATGAAACATACTATAGTTCCCTAACATATATTAATTCAGTAAAAGCCAAAGCAATTTCAGGAAGTACACAATTAGAGTATTTTGTAGCATCAACTTAATATTTATAAATAAAAGAAAATGGCAAATTTAACATTAAGATCAGTAAAAGGTTCTCCACTTACCAATGCCGAATTGGATGGTAACTTTGAATATTTTACTGGCTCACACGCAATAACAGGTTCATTAATAGTTACTGGAGGTATTACTGGTTCTCTCCAAGGAGTAATCTCAGCATCTTACGCAGCAACCTCTTCACATGCATTGATGGCTCAAACATCATCATATGCATTAACAGCATCCTATGTTCAAAATGCTCAAACTGCTTCTTATGTTTTAAATGCTCAAACTGCTTCTTATGTTTTAAATGCTGTAAGTGCATCTAGTGCAACAACATCTTCATATGCATTAGTTGCTCAAACTTTATTAGGGAGTATTCAAAGTGCATCTTATGCAGCAACTGCTTCTTTAGCATACACTGCATCATATGTTGCTGGAGGTAATGTTGATGGGACTGTAGCATTAGCATCAAATGCTATTTCATCTAATGAAGTATATACTGCTAAAACTAATGTAAATAGCGATTACAAAATCTTATTTACAGATAATCTAACTTTAGATGATAGCAGTAACATTTATAAAGATACAGACACAACTCTCCTTTACAACCCAGGGTTAAATAAATTAACTCTAGGAACAGTTTCAGCATCTGCTGGATTTACAGGTTCATTATTAGGTACTGCATCAAATGCAACAAGTGCTTCACATACTAATTTAGCTGATGTAGCTACTCAAATTTCTACTAATACTATTGGTGGAGGTGGAACTCTTTATCCAATGCTTGGTCTTGGATCTACAGGTAATATTAATTTATGTACTACTCCATCTTATTATTCATATGATTTAGCTAGTAATCAATTATTTGTTTCATCTATTACAGGATCACTTACTGGTTCATTATTAGGTACTGCATCAAATGCTAGTCAAGCATTAACAAGTTCTCATGCTATTGATGCTTTAAATGCAACATTTGCTCAAACCGCTTCATATGTAGAAAATGCTCAAACAGCATCTTATGTAGAAAATGCTCAAACCGCTTCATATGTAGAAAATGCTCAAACAGCATCTTATGTAGCAAACGCAGTTAGTGCATCTTATGTAGCAAACGCAGTTAGTGCATCTTATGCTGCAACTGCTTCATATGTTAGTCAACCATATGAAATATATAAAGCTATTTTAAGTTATAATGGTGGAGTATTTACCACATCAATAATTGAAAATACTATAGGTAATATTGTTTGGTCAGACCCAAGTATTGGTGTTTTTCGTGCAACTTTAACAGGAGCATTTGTTTCTTCAAATGTAGGAGTTACAACCCCAATATTAAACACTATTTCAGGTTTATACTTTGTTATAGGAGCTAAATTTAATAATAACATAGTTAACTTCCAAATATATGATCTTACGGGATCTCCTCTTGGAACATCACCAAATTTTAATAATTTCTTAGTTGAAATTGTAGTAAACTAAAAAAATAATACATTTTAAATTAGGGCTTGGTTTTCCAGGCCCTTTTTTTCATATTTATAATAAAATATTACTATGAATATTCCAATTTGGCCTGGCTCAAGTTCATTTCAACCCGGAGATACTCCATTTGGGTTTTATGATAATGATCCTCAATTTCAAGATGATGCTGATAAATTTGCAAAATTCGCTGCACAACGTTTAGGATATCCTTTAGTTGAAGTTGAATTACAAGACATTAACTTTTATACTGCACTTGAAGATGCCGTAACAACTTATGGAAATGAATTATACGCTTATCAAATAGCAGAAAATTTACTTTCATTTCAAGGTGCTCCTACAACTATTGGAGTTGCTAATAATGAAGTTGTTCAAGAAAATATGGCCTCTATTGTTCGTTTATCCCAACAATATGGAGAAGAAGCAGGTGTTGGAGGCACAATCACATACCGATCAGGTTCAATTAATTTAATATCTGGTAAACAAGTATATGATATGAATCAATGGGCCATTGATAATGGAATTCAAGGTCGTATTGAAATTAAACGTATTTACTATGAAGCACCCCCGGCAATTATGCGATATTTTGATCCATATGCTGGTACAGGTATGGGTATGATGGCAATGCTTGATAGTTTTGGTTGGGGTTCATATTCACCTGCAATTAACTTTATGCTAATGCCAATCAATTATGATTTACAAAAAATTCAGGCAATTGAATTTAATGATCAAATTCGTAAATAATCATTTGAAAATATTCCCTATTCCTATTGTACATTATCAAAAATTATGTTTTCAATATATTTTAGAATCAGATAGAAATAAACCATATGCAGAACGAAATGGACAAAGCTTAATTACAAATGCTTCAAATGTTCCATATGAAAATCCTGTTTATTCCCAAATAAATTCAATTGGACGTTCATGGATATTTGAATATGCTTTAGCAATATCAAAAGAAATGCTAGGATATGTTCGAGGCAAATACCAAACAGTCCCCATTCCAGGATCTGAAGTAACATTAAATCAAGGTGATTTGATTTCTGCTGCAACTAGTGAAAGAACGTCATTAATTGAACGTTTAAGGGCTTATTTTGATACTACTTCTCGCAAAACTTTATTAGCTAATAAAGCAGAAGAAGCAGAAAGTCAAAATAAAATTTTAAATGATGTTCCAATGACAATTTTTATAGGGTAATATGGTAGGAATTTATAAAATAACGAATCCTAATGAAAGAATTTATATAGGACAAACTACAAATTCTGTAGTTAGACAAAAAAAATATAAAAAACTTCACTGCAAAGATCAACCTAGCATATATGCTTCTTTAAAAAAATATGGATGGGAAAATCATACATTTGAATTTCTAGAAGAATGCACCCCTGAAAAACTAGATGAACGTGAAATTTTTTGGGGAGAATATTATGATGTTCTTTCAAATAAACATTTAAATAATCGTTTGGGGAGAGGAAAAGGGTCATATGATAGTGATGAGACCAAATTAAAAAAATCACTGTGTCATAAAGGTCGATCAAATCATTGGCTTAAAGGAAAACCGTTATCTCAATCTCATGTTGAAAATATAAAAAATGCAAAAACAGGAACTATATATTCTCTTGAAAGAAATCAAAAAATAAGTAACTCTAAAAAAGGCAAACCAAATATACGCACAGTTACAGGGATGAATAGTTTAATCTTAGCCAAAAGTAAACCCGTATTACAATATGATTTAAATGGTGTATTTATTAAAGAATGGAGTAGTGGAAAGGAAGCTGCTACTTCATTAAATATATATCAACCCAATATAAACTTATGCTGTAACAATAAAATCCCCAAATATAAAGGATTTATTTGGAAATTTAAAATACAATAAATTATGTGCGCATTATTTGGAACACAAAGAGACGTATCTTTATTTAGACACATTAGCCGTGAGTTGATGTGGGATATTATCTCCCAACAATGTGCATATTATTTATTAAAAGCAGATGAAACTAAAGTAAATATTTACGGTGAAGCTGCCGGAGCCAGATATTATGATGGACCAGTTTTACTTAATGTTTTAATTGAAAGAGGTGATAATGCTTCTCCAGTAGATGATTTTGGTGTAAGCTTTGATCGTCCTATGGAATTTAGATTTTTACGTGATGATTTACGTGGTAAAAATCCTGTTAATTCTGGTGGAGGTCCTGATATAGCTAATTACCCTGGAACACCTTATGGAGCAGATATTGTCCCTAAAACAGGAGATATTATTATGTGGAATAATTCATATTGGGAAATAGATAATGTAAACGATAACCAATTATTTGTTGGAAAAGACCCAGCTTACCCATACGAATCAAATCCATTAAACCCAGGATTAGAAAATTATGGTGCAAATATTTCTATTATTTGCACAGCACATTATGTTCCTGCAGATAAAGTTCAAATTACTCGAGAAAGACTATAAG